AAATACGCAGGAAACTCTGATTCATCTTGTCTAAATATATAATCAGCAATCAAAGCTGACTGTGAATCATATCCATTCACAAATATTTTATCTCCATACCTAGCATATTCAATAGGTACATCTGCGACTGTAATCGTATTTAACTGTAATAAATCTGGTGAAGTTGGTAATTGATAAGCATATTCATATCTCCCTGTAGGAGCTGTTGCTAATAAAGAAAGTTGTTGTTGTTCAGTAGAGAATCTCCATCTATGTCTGCATAGTATGGATTGAGTAATATTTTCATAAATGTTGGAAGCTACCAATGCTTCTGTTGATCCATCATCAAAAGAAGAAATAGGTTGAGCGCCTATCATAATTAACGCTCTTGCACAAATGTCTACTTTGGTATCTGCCATGATTTAAAGGGGGGAATAAATCCCCCCATTATTGTTATGCAAGTAAAGCAGTTGTTACTGTAGAAGATGAAGATGCTGTTACCAACAATCCGTCTACTACTGTGTTTGAACCACTTACTACTAAGATGATATCTCCAGCGTTTAGTTCTGGATATGCAGATAGAAAGTAATCATCATCATCAATCAATGTGATTGCATCACCATCATTGTAGTACCAAATAGAGTTAGAATCTCCAGCTTGGGAGATTTTTTTAATTGGGTTAGATGTTTCGTATGCCATTATTTACTCCTATTCTGCACACTTCTGGATTCTTACACCATCACCATCAATTAGGACTGCTCCCATTGACATATATGAAGTTGTAAGGTGTGCCACCTTCTCAGGGATATAGTTTACTTCAGTTCTTACGTCTGAACCTACACCTAAACCTAAAGAAGATTTATGGAAAGCAATAGTGTTTCTGTCGCTAGAAGCGATAGATAAACCACTGAAGCCCATCCACATGAAAGACAACCATCTCTTAGCTGTCATACCACCTTTGTAAGGTAGATCTGCTTCACCGATATATTCAGCTCTTGAGAACTGATCTATATCTAAAAGGTCTGACCACTGTTTTGGACCGACTACCCAGTATCTTTGTCCATCATCTGGAACATCATTGTTACCAAAGATTTCAAAAACATTCTGAGCTTTGTCTAAGTTCATACCAGTAGTTGTACCAGCAGAGTTATTAGCTAGAGCTGTTGCTCCTGCATCAAAAGTATCTGTGATGATTGAGTCAGTCTTACGACCTAAAGCATATGCAGCGTTTTGTGCTACAATGTTTCTCTCATCAATGTTTACTTTTAGTTCGTCTAGTTTGTCTACGTAATCAGCAGCATAAAAGTCTGATAGTGTTGCAGTTACATTTGAGTGAACTGAGTTCATAGCGACAACCTCAGCGTGTCTTGCTTTAGTTGAAGCAGAACCCTTCGCTACTTTTTGGAACTGAACAGTATTTCCTTTTACACCATTGACATTACGCACCATGCTCTTGAGTTTAGAACCCATTCGCTGATAAGCCATGTGAACTTCAGCTTCAAACTGTTTCACAAATGCTTGATCTATTGTTGCTGTCATTGTGTTTTCCTTTTCATTTATTGTTTATTTCCAAGTTGTCGTCATAAACCTTCACTAAGTTATCCATTACTGGGCAAAGTCCAGTTTAAATCGGCTTGTTAGTTGAGATATATTATATTTTTGTGATCTTTACAAGACAAGATGCTGGAAAAACATTGACATCTGCATAAGTGTATGAGCCATCTTCTTCACGAATATAGCTAGCAAATGTCTTGATATACTTCTTATTTCTTGAATATATGTATGCTTCTGTAGTAATTAAAGCTGGAGATAGGTTTTCCATGTCCTTATCTGAACACCATGCACTATCCCCAGTAGGATCTTCCCATATAAGTTTATATTTCTTATAAGGAAACTTAGCCATATTTCTTCTGATATAGGTTAGTTACCTTTGCAATATATGAAGGATCTTTCATTCCTTCTTTCCAATATCTTGGATCTTGCATCATAGATTGTAGATCTCTTTCATCTAGTTCTACATCTACAACAGTATTGGTGTTAGGTAATGGCTTACTCTTAGATAAGCTCATTATTTCTTCTAGAGCTTTAACGCCTTCAGCAGTAGAAGCAAGATTGGCAATAGCATCATAGGCATCAGTAGAAAGATATTTCTTACTCCACAGATCAGCAGCTTCAATACGTTCTCTTGCGTTATCTCCCAGCTTTGACATTTCTTCTTGAAGATTCGGTAGACCAGCAATTTCATTATTAACAAAAGCCGCCACTCCCTGGTCGAATACTTCCTGTGATAATCCATTATCTTTACAAATTTGTTGCCAAGACTTAACAAGTTCTTGTTCTGGATCAACTGTAATTTCAACATCTTCTGGTACTTCTGGTAGCCTTACTTCATAAGATTCAGGAACGCTAGATTTTCTTTGGTTCTCATAATCTTCTTGTACTTGCTTGACAAGATCTTCAGTTCGCATACCAAGTTTTTGTTCCAGAGCTTTGTATGATGCACCCAGTTCTTCAACTTTAATTTCATTTCTATCTGTATCCCAAAACTTTTCTGGAATATACTCAGGTATCTGAGTTTCAGTAGTGTTTTCTTGAGATACCTCTTGTGTTGTTTCTTGTACTTGTTCTTCTGACATTAAGCCTCCTTATCAGATTCAATTCTTTTCTTGATGATGAAATATAAATATCTCATTCCTTCAAGATGTCTTAGATGTTCGTTGCTTACATCTTTACCTGCAACTGCATCTACTGTAATGGATCTTAAATAATCCAAAACTTGTTCTCCTACTACTGTACTAAATACAGCAGCCATATCAGAATTAAGCTGTCTTTCTCTTTCTTCTGTACGATAAAATCCATCAATAGATAGATGGCTTCCTTTAGGCTTGTTCTGGAGCTGCTCCCAACTCATTCATTCCTCCTTGTTGTTGTTGCATTACCTGTTGCATCTGTTGCATTACTTGTTGTTGTTCAGCTGCATCTCTAATTAGTTTCTCAGGTAAATTCATTTTCTCTGCTAGATATCTAGCTACTTCTTCTTGTTTTACAATAAGATTCAATACTTGTGGTCCAAATGTTTGACCTAGTGTTGCATTAAATCTATTAACATCAGCAATATCTTGTTCGTTCTGCGCTCTAGATAATGGTGATTCTGGAATAATTTTAATTTCTTTATTGTTCAATGAAGGTAGTTCTATTCTACCTTGCTTCTTTAAAATGTAAATAACTCGTCTAATCAATGGCATAATAAACTCAGACTGTAATCTTCCAAAAGAGGAACCTATTTGTCTAGATAGATCTGCCATTCTTTCAGCTACTTCTGTTGCTGACATAGGTGTACCTTTGGTTGGTCCAAGTGTTTCCATGTATAAGGCTTTACGAATATTACTTCTCATATCGTCTAATACTAACTGAGCTACATCAAATCTACCTGCTGCACTAATAGGTTGTAATCCTCTAGATCCTGGAGCTACTGGTATAATTGTGCCAGGCACTAATTGAATATTATCTGGATTAATAACTCCATCATCTTCTAACTGATAAATACCAGAGATATTCATCTGTGCGTTTTCTAATATTAATTCAATAGTTAAGTTAGTAGTCTTAATAGCTGACATAGCATTAAACACTGGTCCACGACCATATACTTCACCACTTGCTTTGTTCCATCTAAATGTAATAAAGGGATTAGAACCTTGTCCTTCAAATTGATCTTCAAATATAATTTGTTCATGGTCTTTCACACAAACAACATAATCATAAACTTCTTTGTTTGGATCTTTATAGTTTCTCATTGTACCTTCAATAACAGTACACTTAGCATCTGGTTCATTAAGAATCTTATCTTCTAATGTATCTAAGTTAGCTTCTGGATATAAAACTTTAATATCACCTAATCTGATTTGACGTTTTCTATAAACACAATCAATTCTATTATCTGGTCCAGAGTTTAAATATACATGAGGTAATGGTATTGAATTAAATACAATAGGATTAGTAGAGTTACCTTCATTCACTAACATCACACCAGTACCAATAGCTAAGTCCATAAATGACTCATGTACTTCTTGGTTAAAGTTAGAAGCATGAAGTATCTCAAATATATAATTAGTTATTTCATCTAACTGCTCATCTACTTGAGGAGCTAATTGTGGAGGTATTTCAATACCTGCTTTTAAGTTAATCCATCTACCAAAGGTAGGGGTAATACCTGCTTGTAGTCTTGATGCAAATTCTTGAATACCTACAACAGCAGTTTCATCAAAGATTCTATCAGTTCTTTTTTCTCCAGGTGATTCATCATAAAATGCTTCTCTGCCTGGCATTGTATATTCATAGGCTTCTTCAAACTTTGGAATCCAATGTGT